TATCAAAAGCATCAGGATGATTAGGATCAGCAAAATGAGCATCTTGCAACCAAATTATTTTCTTAGATTTACTATCTAAATACAAAGCATCAAACCATCTACTTGTAATAATTAAGTCAGGTTCAAAACACATATAATTAGAAAGATTTTGATAAGGTACATAGTACACACCGTCGTACACATGCTCTCTATCTGTTGTGCAAAATAAGAAAACAGAATTCCCCATTTCTGCAAATTCTTTAGCAATTTCAATATAGGTAGTTTCTACTCCATGTACTCCTTGTGTATCTAAAATTCCCCCCCAAATAGGTTCAGGAGTTACTCCTAATGTTAAGAAAATAATTTGTTTAGTTTTCTTTCTATTCCACCAAAGATTATTAAGTAAACGAGTATCTGTACCTGCAATTTCCTTTATTATTTCTTCTGCTTTATCAAACTGATTTGTTTTATAATAGCAAAGAAATAATTGATCTTTGGGGTATTCATTATAAGTTTTTTTATGCAAAAATAAAACTACATCAGTAGGAATAGGTAGTGATGATGCTATTAAATACTGCTCAATTGCTTTATCATAATTTTGTAAGCTAAAGAAAATATCTCCTAATAAACAATTAGTTTCTGCTCTTCTTCCATCTATTTCTAATGCTCTATTACATGCAGAAATAGCTTGTTCATAATCTCCGGTACTCTTCCATGCTTTAGCAATATCATAGCAAGCTTGCCATCTTTCATCTCTATAATGATTATCAGGTAATGATAAGTATTGTTCAAATGCTGATACTGCTTGCATAGGTTCATTTAAATCCATATAAGTTCTTCCTAAATAAAACCAAGCTCTATGATCCTCAGGATTTTGTTCAAATGCAATATTGAGTAGATTTATATACTGCAAGAATCTTTCTCTTGCTGTAATTGCTTTATCCTTTTTAAGATGTTCATGTCTTACTAAAATAGAGTCATCAGAAATAACTTCTCCTTCACCTACTAAACATTCATGAACACCCGGCCCTACAAATTTATAAGTATCATCATTTTTAAACATTCGTATTCTATGATATTGTGTAGCAACATCATTGTAATCTTCAGAACCTTCTGTTATTAAACAACTAACTGCTTTTACATCATTTTCTGCATATTCTCTTAATTTATCTAATCCCTGATATAATATCTCATCAGCATCCATCCAAAGAACATAATCAATACCACCGAATTCTTTTACCATTTTCAATGCTTCATTTTTTGTATCTACAAAATTAACAAAAGGAATATCATAAGCAGTACCATATTTTTCAATTATTGTTTTTGTTTTATCTGTAGAACCTGTATCAATAATAATATATTTATCAACAAGTCCTTGAACAGTTTTTAAACATTTTTCTAATATCTCTTCTTCATTTTTAACAATCATACAACAAGCAATTTGTTTTCTCATTATTCAGCCTTTCTTGCACAACAATATGCACTAGGAGTATTATTACCATCATAATTAAAACTTTCTACTATTTCAAATCCTACTTTAATAAGTATCTCTTTCAACTTTGCTAATGACAACCCCCCTTGATGTATTTGACCTAAATCAATAGGAGAATTCTCATAATTTCCTTTAGCAAATTCAATAGGATCAGTTTGTACACCATATAATGTACATATTCCCCATTTCCATTTATCATCTTCTGATGATTCTAAAAACTTCTTGCAGCACAATTCAATATCGGGTATTCCTATATCAAGAATTCCTCCTACTTTAAGTACACGATACCATTCTTTTAAAGTAGATTCAAATTGTCTATAAGGTATATGTTCTAATATATGCTGTGCATTTATATTATCAACAGTATTATCTTCAAAAGGCAATTCTCTCATGTCACTAACAATATCAGGAGTACCATAGAGATCAAGATTTTTATATCCTTTATATTTTGTTTTTCCACAACCTAAATTAAGTTTTATTTTATCTTTCTCTTTTAAAGAGAAATCTTTCTTTTGTTTTTCAATTAAATAATCTCTATTAGCTATCATAGGATCAACAGGAATATTTCCTACGATTCCTTCAAATCTGTTACAACAATCAAAATAATATTTACCCCATTTTTTCATAAGGTAATCATTTGTTACTTGTATAACTTCTTGTTTAGCAAAATTATTTGTCTTGTATTGATGTAGTACAACAACAGGAGCAATTCCTATTTTGTAACCTAAACTTTTAATAGTGACTGAATAGCTGGTGTCAATTGCGGTATTCTTATCAGGAAGATTGAAATCCGGCTTAACATTGCCAATTAACTCACTATCAATCATCTGAAAATATCCCGGCATCCATCCTGTTTCTCGTTCAATGAGATCCTTTTTAATTTCATAGTTAGGGTCATATGTAGAATAAGTTCCTATCATAGCCCATCTATTCTTCATCATAGAAATTAAACAAGCATTTAATACAGGTTCAATAAATTCTATATCATCATCAAGAAATACCCAAAATCTTTTTTTAGTAGCAGCAAAACTTTGTCTAAGCAATTCAAAATTCTCAACAATAGGTCTATCAGCAATTTGTACAATAAACGGAACATCAGGGTGAAATTTCTTTACTGAATTAAGTAAAGTAGGTAAATTATCTACTCTATGAGTAAATGTACCGAAAGCAACATCGTATAACATTGTGTATCCTTTCTATTAAATGTTTTATTTAGCTAATAAATTTCTAAAAAATATTTTTACCCATGTCAATAATAAATGTTTTTTACAATAATACTTACCATAATAATAAAAAACATCCCGATTTATTCTTAATAACACAAAATGCTTACTTTGTCTAAAACATACTGAACATGACGTATATCCTTCTATATTATCATCATCGCAAAAAACATACTCAATTTTCTTTGTTGTATCTATTGGTATTTGACAATCACCAAGAGCATAGAATTTATTATTTTTTAGATGTTTTACAAACTTCAAATCATTATGTATTGGTAACATTGGTAGCATTTGATGTACCTCTTAACTCATATTTTTATTATATAACTCTTTATGTTTCTCCCATCCATCAAACCTTAATTTCTCCAGATTCAAATTTTTTCTTTCGTGTTTCATTTATTTTTTCTTGATACTCTTTGGTTCTATGAATCAATTTTTTCTTACTATTCTTATTAACCAATTCTTTCATAATGTACCCTATTGAAATTATTAAGTTTTCAAAATCGCCATGGAGAAGGGTCTGTTCCTACGAGAAATTTATAAACAACAGAACCTCTACCTGATGAATCATTTGTTAATGTAAACCTAGCTATATAATCCTTTCCTGGAAATGTAATTTCTAAAGTACCTTCTAAATAATCTGTTCCTACAGCAGAATCATATACTGTTTGATAATGTCCTCCATTATCAAAACTAACTTCCATTTTTACATAACCATAACCTCCATTCGTAGAATCTAAATAAGAACAATAAGGAACAAAATAAGCAGGATTATCATCTTTTAAACTATATTCACCTGCTGTAGGTGTTCCTGCTACAGTCAATGAATTGGGTGTATTTGCTGTAACTGTAAATATACTGCTTGCACTATCTACTAAAGTTAAATTAACACATTGATTTGTAAACCAACTTTTACCTGTATCAGTTAAAAAATTTTCTCCTACTGATGTTGATGTTCCTGTTTCTACAGTAGTTATATCAGCATAAGTCTTACTTGTAAATCCATACGCTCTGTCTGCTTCTGTCCCACCTACTATAAGTTGACTTTTGCTTACTAAACATTTAAATATAGCAGGTTCAGGAGATGATCTTTTTGTTTCATCATCAAAAGCATCATAAATAGCAAATTGTGCCCAAGAAATAGCTTGAAAATTCATTTTCATTAATTCTAATTCAATAGCTTTGTGATCTGCATATCCACTAATAAAAGGAGAATCTTGATCTGTACGCATTTCAAATGTAATATTTCCATTTGAATCTTTTCCCCGTAAACCAAAAATACCTGTAGATAATTCTCCTAATAAAAGACGTTCTGCACTACTAACAGTAACTTTGATACTAGGTGATTCTGCTAATACATCAGAAAGTTCAATTGTTCCTGCTATAATTTCATTAGCTGTAAAATATACTGAAGGATGCCATTCATATAATGTTACATTATATCCTGATTGAATATAAACTCTTGCATATTTAGCTTCTATATTAGCAGGAAGAATAGCAAGTATCTTTCCTGTTGCATCAGGTGTACCTGTTAAATAATTAGTTTGTGCTTCTGCTTCAGTAGCATAACTAGTTAATTTTAATCCTGTATCAAGTGCATGTGAAACATTGCCTGAATAATAAGTCCAATTATCTTCATAATTTAATTTAAAAGCAAAGTACAACGAACAAGCTTTATTTACCCAAAGCAATTCTTTACTAAATAAATGAGATACAGGATAACTATATTCTACATGTTCCCAAGACATTCATTCCCCCTAAACAATGACCACCCCACCTGAAGATTCGTTTCCATCATATAAACTACTTTGAATTCCTGTGTAAGAACCTTCCCCATCAACAGTTATTCCTAATTGAAATACATTAACATCTGTAACTATAACAGAAGAAGTAACTAAACTTGAAAGTTGCTCAAATAAATCCATAGATTTAACATCACAATATATTGTGCAATGATTTGTATACAATGTTACTTCTGCATTAGTTAAATATCTATTATATTTATTATCTGTTACTTTTACCCAATCACTATAACTACCTGTACCTACTTTAGTTCTCACATAATAACATTGAAAATCTTCTTCTGTATTTTTATCCCAAGAAAATAATGCTCCATTAAATACTGATTCTGCTGTTATCCCTGTTATAAGAATAGGAGTAGAATTAACTACTGTTATCTTTGCTTCTTTTGCAGAAGCATTACCATAGAAATCTCTTACTACAACTCCTACAATAAATGTAGATACTGCTGTAGCATTTCCATCTTCTAAATTCACAGCATAAGTATAATTATAAGAAATGTCTGTAACATACTCAATTCTTCTAACAGTTCCGTCTATATTATAAATGACTACTTTATAATCTTTTACCCATGATGCTGTAGTAGTAGAACCTGCTCCGGCTATTTCTGTATCTGCCGATGCTACTACTACAGAAGAAGGAGCTTTCCACGCTATTTTACAATTTTTTCCCGTAAATGCATAATTATTGCCTTGACCAAATATTTCTAATCCTTTTATATCTTCTAATGTTTGCACAGTAGGTAAATTAGTAGAAGTAATAATAGTAGAAGTAGGCCAATCAAAAGAATCAAGAGCAATATCAGGATAAGATATACTTTCTACATAAATTATATATGTTGTATTAGGAGAAACATTTTGTAATCTAAAAGTAGTTGTAATTGTAGTTCCTGCACATATAATTTGACCATTAACAGAATTCTTTCTATAGTATATATTAGCACATTTATAATAAGGATTACCTGGAATATTGAAATGAACTATAATATCTCTTTTAACATTACCTGTTTCATCATAATAAATTTCTTCTGTTGAAGTTAAAGTAGTAACAGGGGAAACTTTAGGAAAATAAGAATAATTTGTAGTAGGTACTACAGGTGTTCCAGTATCTACTGTGTATATATTACTATCATACTCAATACAATTTAAAACTACCTGAGAATCACTACTTTGTTCTATAGTCAAAACTCTTAAAGGTTTAACAGCAATTGTACTTTCTCCAAATGCATATATATCATCAACTTCAGGAACATCAGTAAAATTAGTAGTAACATTTAGAACAGAATATTCTCCTGGAGTATTACTTATAACTTTAGTAATAACAGTATCACTATCACTTCTACGTACAAGAATAGAATATGTCTTCCCTGCTTCAATAGTAACTTCTTGATCTAAAGTAATACTGCTTGTTGTAGCAGAAACAATTAATCCTCCTGCTAATCCCCAAGAAGGCACATCATGTTGAAAATTAATAACATCCCCCATTTCACAAGCTATAGCATCTACATCAGCATCAAATTTAATTTTCCTTTTTAAATACTGATTACTTAAAAGGAAAAATTGACCTGATCTCCATGCTTGTGACCAACTGGTAGTTCCTAATAATTGCAAAGATACTTTATTAGAAGGTCTATCAATATCAGTATTAACAATAGTAATAATATCTTTATCATAGTTTTTATCTTTATTAATAAAAGAAACTTCTATTTCTCCTGCTCTTTCTTCCATAGGAAGAAATACTTCTTCAAAAGAATCAACAGATATATTAGCAGTAGAAAATAATTGTCCGGCTGTTTCTGCTTTATCTACAACAATTTTAAATTGATTTCCATTGGGGAAAATAGAAGCTCTGCTCATTAAACATATTTTTACTGCTGCATCCCATATAGACATTTCAGTATCAAATGATCCATTAAATGTAAATCTTTTTTCTGTTCCTCCATTTCCATCACTCACTAATTCATCACAAAATTGTGCCCAAGTATAAAAAGAATTTGTATCAATAAAAGCAGGATCAATTCCATCATAACGAAGAATATTAAAATTATTATCAAACACAGGTTGAGTAAGTACATCATAACAAACCCAAGCAGGATTGTTGTAATGAGTATTTGTTGTATAAGCATTTTCAACTGCCCAAGTACTTCCGTTATAGACTCTTACATACAATCCTTTAACAAGACAAGAGAAACTAAGACTTCCTGATAATTGATTAGATGCCAAGGCTTTTATTCCTACTAATGCTTCTCTAGGATACTCAAAGTCATCATTGTAAACTTCTTTAATACTTGCAAACACTACCGTATCAGCAGTAGTAGGTGTATTAATATCAGCGTTTACTTTAGTTACAATTACGTCATATTTCCCTTTTGTAATAATCTTACTTTTATGAGTAAAACTAATTGCATTAGAATTAGGACCTATATACTCAAAATAAGAAGCATCTTGAGTAGTAGGAGCACCTGAATAAGTATAATTTGAACCGGGATTTGCCCAAGTCCAAAAATATTCTTGGTAATATCCAGGTTGGAGTACTCCATTATAATCATAACCAGGAATAGCAACCCATTCCCATATTGATTCCCCTTCATTATGATCAGTTCTTACTATACTACCTAATTCTACTACTGGATTATTTTGATAACCCCCACTATTACTTATATTTTTTAATTTTACCCAACGAGCAACATTAGTCGTATCTTCTGCATAATTAGTTGCATAACCAGTAAGCAATATAATTTCACTGGGGTTAGTTACATTTCTTAATTCAATTTTGTATTGTATTGTGTGAGAAGCATAACTTCCATATTGATTAATAGAATAACATCCTCTAGGAAATGATACATTTACTTCTATTTCATCAAAAGAATTTCCTTCAGTTCTATAAACAATAGGTGAATCACACTTAACTAATCTATTAATATCATACTCTACTTTAGTATCATTAAAATTGGTAATAACAGTTTGATCTAAAAGACCCTTACGAACCTCTACAATCACATCGTTGTATAATGTTTTAGGTTGATCATTTAAATAAATATCAGATATATCAGATAAAGGACCTAGACCTAAACTAACAAGAACATTAAGATAATTTTTAACTTCTTTTGAATCTGCACTATCTTCTGTAAGTACCATATGGTATTGTTCTAATGCAGTTACATCAGCAGCTAACATGACTATTGAATCAACATAAGTTGCTATTATATTACCATAAGTTTGAATTTCTCCATATATTCTAGGTTTAACAATACCCTGAGATTGTGTAGTTACAGGATTCCAAGAAAATGTTTGTGAAGTAGACAAAGCACCACTAGATGCATCCGGAGTTGCCATAGGAAACATAGAATTTACTAACATTCCCCCAATTGTCATTGTAGCTACAGAAGCAATAGCAAATCCAATATTATAACCTATCAATTCTGCTGTCATCATTGCTGCAGGGGCAATACTGCCTCCTAATGCAGCAGAAGCACCAGCTCCTGCCATACTTTCCCCTATTGCCGCTCCAGCAGGTCCAGCATAATAGGTAGCAATTGCTACTATAATTATCATAGCTAAGGAACGCATTACATTACCCCCACCTTCTATAATAGGAGTAAATACTATACAATCATCTGGATTAGGAACATAAGTTTCAGACATTACTTTTCCATTAACAGAATGATGAAAAGCAATATCTTTAGAAAGATATTTGTCTCTTATTTCAGACAAAGAAATATTTTCATAAGGAATATAAGAAATTTCTTTGTCTTTTGCATTAAAACAATTTTTTCTTGTTATTAATTGAAGTTCTTCCACTTACGAAACTCCTTTATCTTTTGCTTCCAAAGCACATTATCTAATTTTTCAACACAAACATTCTTTTTCTTTGTAGTATGTATAAATGATTTGCAATCTTCTAATACTACTCCAATATGTGTAACGTATGTTCCTACAGTCATAAGTAATACAAAACAATAAGGTTCAGGTTTACTTATTTGTTTAGTTAATTTATCTTTTTCATTATTAGCAAGAGTATCAATAAATTGAACATCATCAGGATCATTATAATCAAGATTAGGAATTACAAATCCTAATCTACGATAAATTTCTTGTACAAGACCAAAACAATCAAATCCATTTATATCCTTACCATTTTTTATATAAGGAATGCCTATTAAGTCTGAAAAATTATGCAATTCTTACTCCCCCGAATCCTAGACCAGGATTTCCTCCAAATCTACTTGAGTTACTCTTTGCTTGACAATCTACTAATGTTCTTTTGCAAGTTGTAATTGCTCCTGTATAAGCACATTCTGCTGATTTAAATTGCCAATTACAATAACTTCCTATGTATCTATAAAGAGGAAATCTTCTATTCATAGGATTAGGCATACCACAAGAAAAAGACACCCATGAAGCGTCTGCTGTACAAGAAAGTATCTGAAATGTCATAGTTAATTCAGCATAATTTTCAGCAAGAAATCCCTCATTTACAACTCTTAAAGTAACTGAATTGCCTATTAACCCATCATTTTCTTCTAAATATCCTTGAATAGTGCGAGTAATATTACATACTCTTATTTGTACTGTAGAAATCTCTCCTGTATTCATGAATTTTATTGGATCTATTTCAAAAGGAAAAGCAGTATATAATTGTCCATCAAAAGTAATATCATCTACATTTCTTACAATGTAAATAGTTTCACTTTCATCTATTTCTACATCAAGTAGAATTAACCATGGATGTGTACCGCTTATAAGATTCTTTTCTTTTATTAAATTTGCTGATAATGATTTCATACTTCTACCAAACTAAAACTTGTATTATACTGATATGTTACTCCATTATGTCCTGTTAATTCATATTCAGGTAAATTCCCATAACGTACAGTATATGTAACATTTGTAGCAGGATTTGTCCAGCTAAAACTGGTAGTAATCCCCAATACTTCATCAAGATGTGCATCCAATAATACTATATCAGCAGCAGTAAGATTTTGGTACTGTAATTGAAAAGTTTTTCTTGATCTTGTGTATCTTGCTCTTGTTTTTATTACACCTGCTTCCATAGAAGATTTAATAGTATAATCTTCTCTACTTTGTTTAAGAGGAAACGAGGGTAATGTTGATAATGTAGGAAATGCCATTTTATCTCATTCCTTTAACTGTTTTTGATATAGGACCATTTGTTTGTAAATCTGTTAATATAAACGAAGTTATGATTTTCCCAAATTCTATTTTAGGAGGAGCACTTTGTGTTAATGTTACAGGTTTACTGGACTGATTAGTAATATTAACACTAACTTCAGGAGTAGAATTCATTGTTTTTGAATACATATTTTCAAACATAGAACTTTGTTCTCTTGACATAACTCTTTCACCCGTAAGTAATTTAGCTACAACTTCCCCTCCACCATGATAAGCAAGTATTTTTCCTCCAGTATGTACTTTACCGGGCTCAGGAGAATACCCTGCATAAGTGCTTATTCCCATATTAATAGCACTCATTATGTTTCCTGAAACTTGATTCCCTAATGCTTGAGCCATAGAAGCAGCTACAGATTTCAAAAATCCATTAACATAATCAGATAAGGACTTTAAATTACCTTCAATTATGTCAGTAAAATAATCAGTAAAAGCTTGTGACATAGATTTAGCTGTAGTGTCCCATATATCAGCAATTTGTTGTGCTGTATTAGTAAAGTTCTTTACAAGTTTCTTTAAAGTAACATCTGTAACAGCAGCAAACCCTAATAATCCTTCTCCTTTATCCTGATACAATGATTCAATATTAAGTAGACGTTCTCTATTATTATTTTTTAACTCATTTGTTGTTTTATTATCTAATTTAGTTATTTCATCATTTGTTTTAGCAATAAGTTCTTCTAATTTAATATAACGAAGACGTTTTTCTTCATCAGTACCTTTAAATTCAGCATATGCTATCATTTCATCATTTAATGCATTATTTAAAGTTGATTTCTGTAAATCAGCATTAGCTTCAATAAATTTAGCTAGGTTATCATAATATTCTTTAGCAGAAATTCTACCTTGATCATAATAATCTTTATTATAATTTTGTAATAAAGCAATTTCTTCCCTCTTCTTTTCAGTTATGACAGAAAATGATTCTTCCTCTATTTTCTTTCTTGATTCAGCACTTGCTGTTTCAAGTTTATTTAAAGCAACAGTTCTATCCTTCTTTGCTGTATCAATAGCTACTTCTTTTCTTTCTGTAATATCTGTTTCTCTTTTATCTAAACCTTCTAATGATGCTTTATAACTTGCATCAGCAGCTTCTTGAGCACCTTTTCTGTCTTTAGAAGATTTACGTGAAATATCTATATCTATTAATTTTTTCTTTTCTTCTAATAAATTTCTTTCTTTTCTTAAAGAATACATTTCTTGTAAAAAATATTCTTCGGATATTTCTACTAATTTATCATAATGATCCTCAAGTGTTCTTTCCCCTTCTTTATAAGAATTTTCTTCTTCTGTTACAGCAGATTTTCTTTTCTTTTCCATGGCTTCATACATAGAAGCATATTCACTTTTTACAGCAGAAAATTGATCACTACCAAATTGTTTACCTACTTCTTCAGGAAGAGTTTCATTACTCCCGGCTGCTCCTATAGGAGCACTTTGTTTAGTTAAAACTGCTCTAAATGCAGCTAATTTTCTGGCGTTTATAGTTAAAGCATTTTCAATTTTTTTTCTATTTCTATCAACAATAGCTGTACTAACTAATTCATCACTTTCAATCCAATCCCCTTTATTATCTTTTTTTACTATTTTACTTTCTTTCGTGTCTAATAAGAGCATTTGTTCCCTAAGCTCTTTTTGTTCTTTTAACAATTTAGTTACTTCTGCTTCATTTTTTTCTTTATCATTTGAATTTGCCTTCATTTTAGCATCAGCAGCAGCTTTGTCACCAAATGTTTCTTCTTTTTTATCTTCTTGAGAATCTTTCCATTGTATATATGCTACAGTAGCAGCTATTATAGCTAATCTTAAATAATCAAACTTACCTATTAGTCCTGTTAAAGTAGTTTTAAGTATAGCCCAACTGTATTTTACAGTCAGTGCTTCCCACAATGCTGTCCATGCACCAATAACAAGTTTAATAACTCCTGTCCATTGTATAAAAACAGCAACTAAATATCCTGCAATTAATGAATGAAGATTATGTAGTCCTCCTACTAAAGGAGAAACTAATGATAATATTTCTCCTATTCCTTTAACTATTAATTGAAGAGGAAGTACAATCATAGTAAATGTATCATACAATATTTTAAATATAGTATATGCAGCTTTTCCTGCATCACCTAATAAATACATTTTATCACTAAATAAACCAGTGGTATCAGTAGCAAATAAAGCTCCTCTTGCTATATCTACTAATCCACCTAAAAATGTTTTCATAGGACTATCTAAATCAAAAAATCCTTTTCCTACTTCTTTTAAAACAGTTTGAAGAACAATCCATTGCCCCCCCATGGACATTTTCATAACATCAGAAGCAGCTTGAAGACCCCCTGAGGCATTTTTTATATCTTTAGTTAAGGCACCTACTTTTTCATAGCTACGAACAAAAGCAATAAAAGCATTTATTTGTTCTCTTGAAAGTATTTTTTCTAAAGCACCTAATTTTCCTACATCAACCCTACCTGTTTTTCCTAAAATCTCAACCATTCTTGTAGATATTTTCCCAAATTGATCTGCAAGAGTTTGATTTTTATTTATTTCAACACCTAATTTTTTTAAACCATTTATAGCTTTATCAGAAGACAGAGCAACAATCATACCTCTGAACATACGACCTGCACTATTAGCTTTAATACCTGTATCTGTAATTGCTACAGATATTGCAAGTAATTGTTCAAAAGATACACCTGCAAGATTGCCTATATTAGACATATACTGCAATACAGTAGTAAATTGCTCAGGTTTAATAACACCTTGTGCTTGTGCTCTTAATAACTGTTCAAAAATTATTTTAAATTTTATAGTATCAGACATTCCTTGACCTATCTGATCTTTGAACACATTAAAAGCACCCACAATAGAAAGTGTAAATTGTTCAAAATCTATTTCTTTAAATGCATTTTTTAATTGGAGAATAAAAGGTACCATAGTGCTAACTACACTACTAGGAAGACCAGCACTAATAAATGCTTGTATAGATTTTGATGCTTCATCTAATGTAAGAGGTAATTCTATTAAAGATTTTCTTATTTGAATTAATATAGATTCTACATTAGTACGCATTGCACCGGTAACTTGCCCAGATGTAGCTTCCCATCTAAGTAAATTAGCTCTTGCATCATCTATTGCTGCGGTATAAGTAACAATACTCTTTATTACT